GAGCCACGTTTTTCAATAAATGTAAATATCAACAATAGGCGTGATGCAATGGCATTGATTAAGGATATTTGTTCTGTGATGAGAGCAATACCTTACTATGAGGAAGGCACAATAAAAATTGCACAAGACGCACCAAAAGATCATGCTAACCCAAGTGCCTTATCTTTTGATTATGTTTTTAATAATGCAAACGTCATTGATGGAAATTTTGTTTATGCTGGTTCATCTGTAAAAACTAGATTTAACGTAATTAATATTTCTTATTTTGATTTAAGTACTCAAGAAATAGATTATGTGACTGTAGAAGATAGCACTGCTAAAGCAAAATACGGAACACAGACAAAGACAATAAATACTTTTGGTACCACTTCAAGAGGTCAAGCTCAAAGAGTTGGAAAATGGTTTTTACATACACAACAAAATCAAACTGAATCAGTTGTTTTTGAAACTAATATTGCTGCTGGCTCAGTTGTAAGGATCGGGCATATTATTGGTATTGCAGACAGAGTAAAATCTTCTACAAGACGAGGTGGTCTTGTTAAACAAATTAGCTCTAGTCAGGGTAATTCAAATATAGATCTAATAACTTTAGATAATGCTGGTGCAACAAATTTACCAGACATAAGTGACGATCCAAAAATAAGTTGTATGTTGTCTAATGGAACTGTCGAGACAAAAACAATAGATGAATATGTTACAGGTAATGTAGTAAAAGTATCAGGAAATTTTACATCTGATCCTGTTTTAAATAGCCCTTATATTCTTGAATCTGGTGAAATAGCAGTACAAGCGTTTAGGGTTACAAATATAAAAGAAAATGCAAATAAATCGTATACAATTACTGCTATTAATTTTAATGAGGGTAAATATGCCGCAGTCGAAGATGGCGAACAACTACCAGCAAAAAATATAAATATTATTACAAGCATTTTGCCATCACCACAAATCATTGATGGATCAGATGGAACAAAAGCAATTCAAGAAACTATTATATTAAACAACAATAGACCTGTTCCAAAGCTTTTTATTGACTGGCAATCTGTGGAAGGTGCTTCAGGTTATGAACTTATATATACTAAGGATGATGAAAACCCTGTTATAATCAATACTCAACAGTCAGAAGTTGAAATATTACCCTCTGAAGCTGGAATATATAAAATACAAATTTATACAATCAATTCAAGTGGTCAACGCAGTAGAACCCCTACTGAAACAACTGTTAATACTGTTGGACTTACTGCTGTTCCTGAAAATCCTTCAGGTTTACAGATAGAGCCATTTAACAATTCACAAGTAAGACTAACATGGACAAAAACAACAAGCCTTGATGTTGAATTTGGTGGGGCTTGTGAAATTAGACATTCTCCTAAAACATTATCTCAAGCAACGTTTGCGAACTCAACTCCATTAAATGAAAATATAAATGGTTCAACTAATGAAGCAATTTTGCCAGCTTTATCAGGAACTTATTCTTTAAAATTTCGTGATTTAGGTGGTAGATTTTCAGTAACCGAAGCAAAGGTCGAACTAGCACTGCCAGAAATGGCAGATGAATTACAACTTAAAAATGCAAGTGGAAATGATTTTAGAGAGCAATCAGCATTTAGCGGCACAAAAACAAATGTATCTGTTGTCTCAGGTGCTTTACAATTAACAAACCCTGCAACATCATTAACTGGTACTTATGAATTTGCATCTGTTTTGGATTTTGGGGCTGTTTACCAAAATATAAGATTAAAAAGACATATTATAAGTGAAGGGTTCTTAGTATCAGATTTATTTGATTCTATTCCTGATTTAGATGCAAGAGATAATTTTGACGGTGCTGGTAGTGATCGTTTAAAAAGTAGAGTGCAAGTTTTAACATCACAAGACAACTCAAGTTTTACTAATGAGCAAAATTTAATAAATGGTGCGTTTAGTGCTAGAGCTTTCAAATTTAAAGGAAATCTTATTTCTGTTGATGTCAATGAAAATATAAAATTTACTGAATTAGGTTTTGATGCTTTTTTGCCATCAAGAACAGAAAACAAATACCAATCAGGAGGAAGTATAATATCTACACCTTTGCAATCAAATCCGTCAGGTGCTTTCCCCAGTGGCCGACCAGTTGTTTTTGGTAAGCCATTTTTTACGGGAACAAGTGATATAGGTGGTTCAACCACTGCTTTTTTACCTTCCATATCAATAGCTCCAGAGGATATGCCAAGCGGTGCTTTTTACGAGTTAAGTGCTATTTCAAGGACAGGCTTTACAATAGTATTCAAGAACTCATCAAGTGCAGTGATTGATGTGAAATTTACATTTCAAGCGTTAGGATATGGAAAGGGAGCTTGATTAAATGACAAGAGTTAATTCTACTGGAAAAGAAAGTTCAAGTAATTTTTCACCTGATAACGGTACTGGCCTTGCTGTAAGAACAGCAATGAAAGATATATTTGAATCTCTTAGAACTGTTAACAGTGCTGCTGGCGATCCCTCTGGGGCGGCTAATCTTGCAGCTTATCAATTACATATAAATACAACAAGCAATGAACTAAAAATAAGAAATGCAGCAAATTCAGATTTTATTGTATTAGGAGATGTAAGTCAGACAAACTTTGGTTTTTTATCAGCTTCAGGAGGAACTCTTACTGGTGTACTAGCTGCTACTGCTGGATCAAATACAGCACCAGCTTTACATTTTGGTGATAGTGGAACTGGATTATACAAAAAAGCATCAAATCAATTAGGATTTACCGCTAGTCAAGCCGCAATAGCATTTGCAGATCAAAATAGTTTTACTATAGAAAACCAAAAAGAATTAAGACTTTTAGAAAACTCAGGTAGTGAATATGTTGCGATAAAAGCACCAGCTAGTCTTGCTGCTAATTTAACTTTGACTTTACCTGTAGCTGCCCCTACTGCGGCATCTACTGTTAATGCAGGGGCTGGATACGCATTGATAGCCATTGATGAAAGTGGTTCATTAGGTTGGGGATTAGCTGGTGGTGCGGAGGGTGCTGCTGGAAGTAATAATCAAGTTTTTTGGGAGAACGATCAAGCTGTTACAGCTAGTTATACAATATCAACTGGAAAAAATGCTGGTAGTTTTGGGCCAATTACAATAAACTCAGGAGTCACAGTTACAGTTGGTTCTGGTGAGACATGGACTGTAGTATAAAAATGTTTATAATAAATTTATGAGTCAAATCAAAGTAAACAGTATTGTTCCTGTAGGAGGCGTTAGCACTGGGGCTTTTGGTGGCATTATTCAAGTCGTTCCAGCTTTTACAACTGCATCAACTTCTGTTTCTTCTACTACTCCTGTAGCTATTAATGGTCTAACTGTAACAATTACACCTTCATCTACTAATAGCAAATTTTTAATAATGGCATCAATGACATTAGGTCATGATAATCAAGCAACTGCAATTTTATTAGATTTAATGAGAAATGGTTCAAAAATAGCTCAGGGGGTAAATGCTACGCAGGGTGCTTGCACAAGTCTTTTACATTTTGGGGCAGAAGTTTCAGGTGCTTTTAACTATTCATACCAGCACGTAGACGAAACAACTTTAAGTGACTTATCAGACATAACCTATAGTTATCAGTTTGCTACAAGTGGTCAGGGTACAGCTAAAGTAAATCAAAGGGGAAATGGTACTGATTTAACAAGTACAGCAAATTTAATAGTATGTGAGGTGTCAGGATGAGTACTTTATCTGTCAATACTGTTAAAAGTTTAGGTACAGGCGCACCAGTATTTCAGAATAGTTCTGGAACGGAAAAAGGTCGTTTAGCGAAAGCATATGTGAATTTTGATGGTACAGGTACGTTAACATCATCAAATCAAAGTGGAGTTAGAGATTCATTTAATGTTGCTGCTGTGATTGATGATGGTACTGGTAAATATACAGTTACTTTTACTAATCAGATGTCAGATGCTAATTATGTGACGAATGTTTCACAAAATTTTCTTAATAATACTAATACAAATATGACAAGTATGGTTTGTGGTATTCATCAACAAACCACTACTAATGTAAAAGTTTACACAACTTTATTACTGGGAGGCGGTTCACAAAGTTCACAAGCTAACAGATCCGCTACAGATTGTGAGATGGTTTACGTTGTTGTTTTTGGAGGTTAATTATGTCCATACTTAAAGTTAACACAATTCAAAATGCAAGTGGTGGAAATGCCTCAACTACAGACAATATTCAACAGGGCATAGCAAAAGCTTGGGTTAATTTTGATGGAACTGTTGACAGCAGTTCAACAAATCCTATAAATGATAGTTTTAATGTTTCTGGGGTTACTGATAATGCAACAGGTATTTATACAATTACTTTCGCTACTAATATGTCAAATGTTAATTATGTAGTGAATATTTCAAAAAGATTAAGTGAAACTGGTGGGGTAACAAGTACAGATGATGTTTTAGCGGGTCTTGTAAACACGCCACAAACAGTATCAACTGTTAAAGTCTATGGAAGAGTTGGAACCACCGACACCGACTGTAAAGGGATACACGTTGTTGTTTTTGGTGATTAAAAATAATTAAGATATACTAAAAGAAAACTTTATGGCTAATTCAGACAAAAGATTTATCTATGAGAATGATGATGGTGGTATTTCTATTGTTATTCCAGTAGATAATACAGATTTAACTTTAGATGAAATTAAAGATAAAACTTGTCCTAGTGGTAAGACAGTTTATACTGTAGATAAATCTGCGATTCCTACTGACAGGAGTTTTAGAAACGCTTGGACTTATACGGAGTAAACAATGGGATTTGGCGTTGATATGGCGAAAGCCAGAGAAATTCATAAGACCAACATTCGTAATGCAAGAACACCAAAACTTGCAGAACTTGATGTCGAGTTCCAAAAGGCACTTGAAACAGGTGCAAGTACAACTGATATAGTTGCTAGAAAACAAGCATTAAGAGATGCTCCTGCTGATTCTGAGATTACATCCGCAGCAGATACAGATGCACTAAAAGCACAATGGAAAACTGATATACTAGGCACATCTCCTTATAGTTAAATGGCTATTATTGCTGGAACTTATGACTTTACTGTTCAAAGAAGATCAGATCATACAGAGTCAATAAGGATTACAGATTCTAATGATAATGCGGTTGACCTCAGCGGAGCAACTATAGCCGCTCAAGTGTGGAACAAAGATAGGACTGGTAAGTACGCAGACTTCTTAATTTCCTATACAAATAGAACTAACGGTGAATTTACAATGAGTCTTACACATATACAGACGGCACAATTTACACCCAACGAATTATCTTATGATGTTTTAATTTTAAATGCTTCAGCAACAGAGCGAGAATATTATTTAGAGGGTAATATATTTGTAAGTGAAGGATACACCACAATATGAGTAACATAAACATTACTCAAAACAAAAACACTGTTACTGTCAATGGTGAAACTAGGGTTGTCACTGTAAAAACGGCAGGGCCACAAGGCCCCGCCTTTGATATTGAGTTAGTACATACAGATAAAGTTGATAATTCTATAATGTACTATGACGCAACTAGTGGTAAGCTGAAACTAGATAGCACTACAACAAAAAGCACACTTTTAGATGGGGGTAACTTTTAGAAATGGCTAACACAATCAGAATAAAAAGATCAACAGGCTCAAGTAACCCTACTTCTCTTGAAAATGCTGAAGTTGCTTTTAGAGAAGGTGATGAAGTCTTAGTTATTGGAAAAGGTACAGGAGGTGCGGGAGGTTCCGCAACATCTATTGAAGCTATTGGTGGTAAGGGAGCGTTTTTTGATAAAGCAACAACTAGAAATGCAAATATTGTATTAGCTGGCCCTACAACTGGAAGTGCCGCTGCTCCTACGTTTAGAGCTTTAGTTGCTGGTGACTTATTAAAATTAAATGAATTTACTGCACCTGATGGATCTGTAAGTCTTAATAGTCAAAAAATAACAAATTTAGCTACTCCAACAGCAAACGGTGATGCAGCTTCAAAATCGTATGTTGACGGTGTTTCTCAGGGATTAGATATTAAAGAAGCTGTTAAGGTAGCAACAACAGCAAATATAACTTTGTCAGGCACTCAAACTATTGATGGAGTTTCTGTTTCTGCTGATGAAAGAGTATTAGTCAAAGACCAAAGTACTGCAACTGAAAATGGATTATATCTCTGCAAAGCAAGCTCATGGACAAGAACTGATGATTTAGCAGCGGGTTCAGATGCGTCATCTGTATTTGTATTTGTAGATCAAGGAACTGTCAATTCTGAAAATGGCTTTGTTTGTACAAGTTCAAAAGGATCAGCAGTCGTAGATACTAACAATTTAAGCTTTACGCAGTTTTCGGGTGCGGGTCAGATCACCGCATCAGATGGCCTTTCAAAAAGTGGAAATACTTTGTCAGTCGATTTGAAGTCAAATGGCGGTCTTGTAATTGAATCATCAAAATTAGCTTTAGATTTAGCCGCAAGTTCAATAACTGGTACTTTACCAGTAACAAAACTAACTAGTTTAACTGCAACAGTTTCAGAATTAAATATTTTGGATGGAGTTACTGCAACAGCCTCAGAATTAAATATTATGGACGGAGTTACCGCCTCAACTTCAGAACTAAATATAATGGATGGTGTGACAGCTACAACCTCTGAACTTAATTTTACTGATGGTGTTACAAGCAACATTCAAACACAATTAGATAGTAAATTAGATGAAAACTCAACTATTAACGGAGGGTCTTTTTAACTCTTAAATTTATTTTTAATTATTTAAAACATGGCAAATGTAATTAAATTAAAAACAGGGACAAGCACACCTACAACAAGTGATATTGTAAATGGCGAAGTTGCTATAGATACTTCTGCAAAAAAACTGTATGTCAATGATAGTGGAACTGTTAAAGAAATTGGTGGTGGTAGTGGTGGCGGTGGTGTTACTTCAGATGCACAAGGCAACACTGTAGGCGGTACAAATGCAGGGGATTCTTTTACAGGAACTGATGCAGAAAAAAATACTTTATATGGATTTAATGCAGGGACTTCGATCACTTCTGGTGACCAGCATACTTTTGTAGGTTATGACGCTGGAGCTTCTGTTGTAAATACTACAGATACAGGCGGTTCTACCGCAATAGGCCATGAAGCCATGAAAAATGCGACAGGTTACGATAACACTGCTGTAGGAGATAATGCTTTAAAAAATAACAGTTCCAATGGGTATAACGTGGCCGTGGGAACTTATTCTCAAAGAGAGACAACTAGCGGTACAAGGAATTGTACTTTAGGAGCTTTTACTGGTCAAAATTTCAGTTCGGGCAGTGATAACGTAATTGCAGGGTATCAAGCAGGGCAAAATACCACCACTGGAAGTAAGAATGTTTTCCTAGGATTTCGGGCTGGTCAAGGTGGAGGAGGAGTTACTGGAGAGAACAATATTTGTATAGGTTATAATGTAAATCCTTCAGCTAGCACCTCAAATGAAATAACAATAGGCGACTCTAATATTACTAAGTTTAGAGTTCCAGCTTTAAATTTTGTTATTAAAAGTAGCACTGCCACACAAGGCCATGTTTTGACGGTTGATGCTAACGGTGAGGCAGGATTCGCAGCAGCTTCTGGAGGAGGTGGTGGACTTACTTCAGATGCCCAAGAAAATACAGTTGGAGGAACTAATGCTGGAGATAGTTTTGATGGAACAAATGCGACTAACAATACTTTAATAGGATTTAACGCTGGCACGGCCATAACAACTTCAGATTTTAATACTGCGGTGGGAAGCAATGCTTTAGCTGCTTTGACCACAGGCAGATTTAACACTGTTCTTGGTGATGAGGCTGGCAAACTTATTGACACTGGAACTAACAATACTTGCCTCGGTCGCAGGGCTGGACAAAGCATGACAGATAATCAATTTAACGTAATGGTAGGTGACAGTGCGAATACTACGGGGAGCCAAAATACCTTTGTAGGATATTCAACTGGAGGTTCTAGTAATACTACTGATCGGTCAGTGTTTATTGGATATGGGATTGGAGCTAATACTACTGGAAATGATAATACTTTTATAGGATATGATTCTGCGGATGATGTCACTTCTGGAAATCAAAATCTTTTTGCTGCTAGGGGTTCTGGTACAAAAGTTACTACAGGGGCAAAAAATGTTCTTTTAGGTTATAAAGCTGGAGCTTCAGGAACAAATGATTTAACCACTGGTGATAATAACATCCTTATTGGTTCTAATGCTGCTGCTAGTTCGGCCACCGTAGACAATGAAATAACTTTAGGTGATTCTAATATTGCTACCTTACGTTGCAATGTACAAACTATTAGTTCCTTATCAGACAGAAGAGATAAAACAGATATAAACACTCTCGATCTTGGTTTAGATTTTGTAAAATCTTTAAATCCTGTCAAGTTTAAATGGGAAACAAGAGACGGTAATGGGAAAGATGGATCGTATGAAGCTGGCTTTATAGCACAAGACTTCCAACAATTACAAAAAGAAAATGATGCTGATTACTTGAAACTTGTAATGGATTCAAACCCTGACAGATTAGAAGCTTCTTACGGAAAACTTATACCAGTTCTTGTCAAAGCAATTCAAGAACTTACAATAGAGGTTGAAACACTTAAATCAAATGTCTGAACGTACCACAGAAGAAATTGCAACTTTATTTAAAAACGCTGGAGATAGCGTAACTGTAATAAACAAACTGGCTGCTTTGTCATCCCCTACTAATGAACAGAAAGATAGAATAAAAAGGAATGTAGAACATCTTGAAATTATTAAACAATATGTTAAAGAAGACGGAACAAGTATATGGACAAGCGAGTATGACTTCACAGAGCAAGATAACGCAGTTACACTAGGAAAAACTAAGTATTAATGAAACAACTTATAGAAAAACAGATTCTTGAATGGCAGCAAGAAATTATTAATCAAAAACAATATATTTTAAAACTTGAAGGAGGAGTGCAAGCATATCAATTGCTATTGCAAGAAATGAGTAAAGAACAACCTATTAAAGAAGAAGAACAACCTATTAAAGAAAACGTAAAAAAGTAGAAGGGATACTTGTAAGAGAGTGTCCTGTCTGTGGCACAAGTTTTAATACTATGGAGCAAAGACGTATTTATTGTTCTGGAGCGTGTAAAACAAAGTCATGCAGAGCTAGAACAATGAATCACTCATCATCATCTTTCCTATAAAATTTGTAAATAGAAGAATCTTCATCACAGGCTAGTCTTACCCAACTATTAGGGCATTGGTCTAGCCAGTCGTGAAATTCAAGCTCCATTAAACTTGGGTCGTTACTCATTTTCAATCTCCTTTATATGAATCAACTTTAGGTGTCATTTGTCTAGTCATTATTCCACCTAAAATATATAAAGGCCCAAGAGTGGGAATAATTAACAAACAAGATATAATTAAAGTGTGGGAAATTGCTTTTAGTATTGCTTCTTTAACCATGTTTCAAAAAATTTGTCAGGTAGCCTCATTGTTGTCGCTTTTGCTTAGTATGTCAATGATAGGCGGTTCATACTATGCTTTTAGATTTGTCACTTCTGAACAATTCAAGGCAAAAGTTATGAATGAAATAATGGAAAATGTATCTGGCTTAATTCCGAAAGCTTTAGATCAAGGTTTACCAAAAACTACAGGCGTTTCTATTCCTTTTAATGGAAATTAAACAAGTAAAAATAAATGAAATTAATATTCCAAAAATACAAGTTTATGAACCTTTAATACCTAAAATAAAAAAAGTTCCTAAATTAATTGTTGATTATCCAGCTTGCGTAAAAGTACATAGAAATAACTTAGTAACAGAAATTGATATTGATAAAAATGGAACAGTTATTAAATGTGGCGTTGAAATGCCAAGTTATGAACCTTTAAATTATACTCCCAATGACTTTACATATACACAGTCAGAGTTAAGTAACAAAGCAAAACCAGAACCAATAATACAACCAGATTTATCAAAATTAGTAAAAAAAGAAAAAGAAGAATTATATATTCCTTGCCCACCTTTAAATCCAAGATTTAGAACAGGAGATTACAGAAATGATAAACGCACTGAACGGTTATTAAAATGGGAAAAAGTAGAGAATGATTGTGTCGCAATCTGGGAGAAAGTTCCATTCCGAGAAACTTTTATTGGTACTCCTCAAATGCTCATTTCTACTACTGTTTTGGGTGTGGTTGCTGGTGGGTCTGCACTTTTGGCTCCTGTAATAAAAAAGCTACTTTCTACAATATTTAAACAATTAAAGAAAAAAATAACAAAAGAAGATGTAAAATAGATATTTGTAGATAAGTGAAAAACCCGTAACTTATCTACTTTAATTTATGCGTATGAGGTAATACTTGACCCATCTTTTCTGTAACTAGAACATCAGAGCAAATAGAATAGTAAGGGCTATTAGGGTGATATTGAATACCAGCAATTTTAAGTTCACCGCAATTCTTTAATCTTGCTAATTCATAGTCTAATTTTTTATTGTTTAATATCTGATTTTGTATTTTCTCTTGAGTTGTAGCGGATCTTAAGCAAGCATCTTGATATGCAGATCCCAATGGGATAGAAAAGGTAGCAGCTATCCCAAAATTAATCCCAAGACTATCTCTGTTAGCTGAATAGTTTTCTTGATGATATAAAATTTCACCAGCGTTAGTTAAGTTGCCATCATCATCAGTTGCCATATTATAAACTGGGGTTGTATATCTTAAGTCTTGTGGCCTTTTCTGGTTGAATGTCGTGGTTACAAATGGACTGATTGTTAACATTGAGTTCTGACAAACTATACCTCCACCAAACTGAGACTCAATGAGATTTCCTTGCAATACTTGTACTGCCTGATTAGAAACACTAGATGACGACTGGGCTACTGGCGCTGCGGTTGATGAGGTATTTGCTAAAATTGGTTTATTTATGAGACAAGTAAGACTTGCTATTACTGGGAGAACACTGTAGTAGTTTCTGTGACTGATTCGCTTTGAATTGTTCTTGTTAGATCGGTTATTCTGCTTACCGAAGGTTGTTTTATTACCTCTGTAAATTGAAAAGAAGCACCGTTTTGATTTAGATTCCAATTTGGTCTGGTGTTTAAATCTACCTGTTTCCATGTATAGTCTTGACCGTTTAAGGTAGTTTGTAGATTAGTGTAGCTAGGATTAATATTACCGTCAGCAGTAACGCCCGATCCAGAAACACTATAGGTAGAACCAGAAAATTCAATAGTTTTTATCTGTTCTGTAATATTAGTAGTTGTTCTTGTAGTGCTGCTAGATGTCCCCTGCGAAAAGTTTGGCACAACTGGTATTGGATATAGTGGATTAGATATTAATAAAACAAGTAAACCTAACCATTTCATTAATCTAGTATTGAAAGTTCTGTTACAAATTGGCCTATTGCAGTAGTACCAGCCCCACCAGCCGTTACTGTAGTCAATCCAGCACTTGTTACAGTACCAGCCAAGTTGCCAGCGACTCCACCAGAGTAACTTGTGGTTTTTGAAAAAACAGGTAAGTCAGCAATCACCCCAGTAGAAACATCTACACCAGAACCAACAGTATAAGCAGCGTCACCACCGATAAATGACTCTTGAAAACTGAAGGCTGACCCTGCGGTGTTTACGTCATAAGTACCAGCGTCTAATGTCGCTGCTGCTGTAGCACTTGCTGGGGCAACTAGTTTACCAAAGTGATCGTCAGCAGATGCAACCTTGATATTACTACCAGAAACACTGTATGTACTAGCACCACGTTCAGCAACAGTGTATGCACCATCAACTGTAAGCTGTGTCGAACTTGTCATTTTGTGAATCAGGTCTGCGTGAGCAGCGGAGGGAATTAGTAATGCTGCAAGAATTAAAAACTTTTTCATTTGATACCTACATTGTTTTTACTATTATCTACTATTTTAGGAGTATTATTGTTCTTTTTCTTACCAACCTGCAAACCAAAACTTGCTAAACTCCCCGAAAAAATCGATGCGATAAAAGTTGGATCAAAGTCTACAATCTTCTTTCCATCAGGAGGTTCATAATAAGAAGCTGTTAACATTCCAGCAGACCATACAAGAACTGCAATTTTAACAATCGTTTCAACACGATTACCTTCTTTTTCTTCCTGTTCTTCCATAATTAAGGCTTTTTGCTAAAACTAGCAAATTTGTTTACAGTTGGAAAGAATATATTACAAAAAAATGATTAGATTTATCAAGCCAATACTAAAGTTTTTTGTCAAATCAAATGCTGTGAAATCTTTGGTAATTTCGCTGTTAGAGGACTACAGCGCATCCACAGAAACAAATATTGATGACGAAATAGTTAAGTTAGTTAAAGAAAAGTTGTGGCCTGTTACATAACTTTAAGTTATGGTTGGCGT